ACTTATACACTATGCACCCTAAAAAAATTAGCCGCGATGAGAAGACAGTAAGTTAGCGTCTGTTTTACGTGAAAGGATAACACAATGGCTTTTACACGTGCAGCGGGGTATAACAGTTTACCGAATGGTAATTTTAGCCCCGTAATTTATTCCAAACAGACCCAGCTTGCTTTTCGCAAGAGTTCTGTTGTGGAAGATATCACTAATAACGACTACTTTGGTGAGATTGCAAATTTTGGTGATACCGTTCGTATCATTAAAGAACCGGAGATCACAGTTAAAGAATACGCTCGTGGTGCTCAGATTTCACCTCAAGACCTTGATGACGAAGATTTCAGCCTTGTCGTAGACAAGTCAAATTACTTTGCCTTTAAGGTTGACGACATTGAAGAGGCGCATTCGCATGTGAATTTTCAGTCGATGGCATCTGATCGTGCTGGCTATCGCCTCAAGGATCAGTATGACCAAGAAGTTCTTGGCTACCTTTCGGGGTTTGCTCAGGCTTCTCTCAGTGCTGTTGCTGGTACCGCTAATACTACGGTTTCTGGCACCAAAGCTGTTTCGACTGCCGGTTCAGATGAACTGCTTTCTTCGATGCAGCTAAAGAAGGGCGACTTCGGTAGTATTACTACCACGTCAGCCGGTACGCATTCTATTCCGATTGCGGCTCGTCTGCCGGGTGCTAGTGCTCTCCCAACTGCGACTGCATCTCCTAATATGATTGTGGCGAGGATGTCTCGTCTTCTTGACACTCAGTTTGTGGACAAGGACGGGCGTTGGCTTGTTGTGTCTCCTTTCTTCATGGAAGTTCTTATGGATGAAGATTCACGTCTTCTAAATCAGGACTTTGGTGAGTCTGGTGCTATTCGCAACGGCTTGATTCTTAGCAATCTTTACGGCTTCAAGGTTTATGTTTCCAACAATCTTCCTTCTGTTGGTACTGGTCCCGGTACGAGTGGTACCGCCAACCAGAACTCCAACTATGGTTTGATTGTTAGTGGACATTCTGCGGCTGTAGCGACGGCAAGTCAGATTACGAAGACGGAAACGTATCGTGATCCTGACAGTTTTGCTGATATTGTTCGTGGTATGCACCTTTATGGTCGCAAGATTTTGCGCCCAGAAGCGATTGCCACTGCAAAATATAACGTAGCATAGGGGGGTAGGACAATGGCAACTTTTGACATGACAGCCAAAGCTACCACTGGCGTGAGTGCTAACTCTAGTGCTATTAACCAAGCAGATCGTGCTGGACAGAACATGCGTATGATTGAAGCTGTTCTGGACATGGACGCTCTAACTGCTGACGGTTATAGTTGTACTAACGGCGATATCTTTCAACTGCTAGAAGTTCCTGTAAACACGTTTATTTTGTTTGCGGGTTCGGAAGTTTTGAAAGTTTTCGACGGTTCCTCGCCAACGGTGGATATTGACTTTGCGGAGGGGGATGACATTATTGACGGTGGTGACGTTACGGCACTGGGTATCCTTGCTGAAGGAACTGCTGGACAATCTAATGATGTTATTACTGGAGTGGATTCGCTATTTGAAGCTTTTGTAACTGCTGTAGATACGATTGACGTTAAGTTGATTGCAGCTTCTGCGGATGTTACATCAGGCAGGTTGCGAGTTTATGCTTGCGCTATCGACTGTAATGGTTGGGCCGAAGACACTGACGAAGTTGATCGTGATCAGCTTGCGTAAGTAATAAAGAGTGGGGAGGGTTACTACGAATGCCCTCCCCACTACTTTTATAGAAAAGAGAGTGCATGACAAATTCATTTTTAACATACACCAATGATGTGCTTGCTAAGTTAAATGAAGTGCAACTTACTTCGACAGACTTTACAGATGCTCGTGGTATTCAGATACAAGCAAAGAATGCGGTCAACCAAGCTATTCGTTATATTAATCAACGAGAGTTTAATTGGCCGTTTAATGCTGCAGAGGCAAGCCAAACTCTTACGGCAGGAGTAGTAAGGTACTCTCTACCTTCAAACACTAAACACATAGACTATGGAACTTTTAGAATTAGAAAAAGTGAAACTTTTGGAAATTCTGCCAGACATCTGGCATATTTAGACTATAAAGAATATATAGATACGCACATTAAGCAAGAAGATGATACAGTAACAACTACATTAAGTAGTGGCATTGATGATGATGATACAACTATTCCGGTAGCTAGTACTTCCTCTTTTGATTCTACAGGAACAATTATTATTGATTCTGAAAACATTACCTATACGGGAACTACTTCTACAACTTTTACTGGGGCGACTAGAGCAGCAGAAAGTACAACGGCAGCTAGTCATTCAAGTGGTGCTACGGTAGCTCAAATTGATGCAGGAGGAATACCTACACATGTATTTAGGAATCCTGATAATACGTATGGGTTATGGCCCTTTCCTAATAGAGCATACACGTTAAGTTTTGATTACTTCACATTTCCAAGTGTTGATTTATCCGCACAAGGAGATACAACAACCATACCGGATAGATTTGGTCACATAATTGTAGATGGAGCAACTTCCTATGTTTACTTGTATCGTAGTGAAGTTCCTTTATATGAACGTACTTTTGCTTTGTTTAATGAAGGTATAAAGCACATGCAAACTTTACTTATTAATCGTTACGATTATGTTAGGTCTACGTATATTCCCAGAACCATTCATATAAATTCGGCAGCTTTTTAACATAGGAGAAAATACATGACGCAGATACCACAAGGAAATAATATGTTCTGGGATGTGCAGTCGGCTGTAACTGTGGCCTCGACTGCAGCCGGAACTAATGTTTCAGACTACAATTTAGCAACAATGCATCTAGACGGTGAAATTTATGTTAACTTTGGTGCTTCTAGCACGGCTGCTATTAGTACCGCTAATGATGTTAAACTAGCTGCTGGTTTACATTCTCTTACTGTGCCTAAACAGGCTGGTAATTCTCAATATCTGAATTACCAACGAGTAGGAGGTACAGATGTAACAATGCGGCTAGTGCTGTCATAGGAGCAAACGTATGTCACTACTTAATGGACTTATAAATGAAAATGTCGATAGGCATACTACCGACATTATAACTCTAACTGCTACAGCTTCAATTACTTCGGCTGCTCATGCTGGTAGAACACTTCTTATGGGTGAAGTTGGAGGTAATGCTGCAGCTACTTTTACTCTACCTGCTGCTACAGGTACTGGCAGCATATTTAAATTTGTTGTTTCTGTTGTAAATACTTCTAACTATTTAGTTAAAGTAGCAGATGCAACGGACACCATCGACGGTCAGATTATGATTACTGATGCGGATGGAACAGCGGCTACTTCATTTGTAACTGCTGCTACATCTGATACCATTACGTTAAATGGTTCGACTTCAGGTGGGGGTGCGATAGGTGACTATGTTGAATTGATTGACATAGCATCTAATCAATACGCAGTAAGCGGCATGGTAACTTGTGCTGCAGGTTCTAATATTGCAACGATGTTTAGTGCCGCTGTATCATAATATTTAGCTAAGAAAGGAATTAAAAAATGGCTAGTTTTAAAATGACACAAGGTGTATCTCGTGTCCCTGAAGATGTTTTTGTTGAAGATGGTATGACTGTGACTTCAGGTGGTTTAACTGTTACTGCAGGTGGGGTTACTGTCACTGCAGGTACTACTACTCTTGGAGGATCGTTTGTACGAGATTTAGTAACTCTTACTGCAACTGATGCAATTACGCAAGCAGAACATGCCGGTCGTATTCTTCTTATGGGAGAAGTCGGCGGTAATGCGGCAGCTACGTTTACTTTGCCAGCGGCGACTGGTACTGGTTCAGAGTACAAGTTTATTGTATCGGTTGTTAACACTTCCAACTATGTAATTCAGGTTACTGGTGATGATACAATTGATGGTTCAGTAGTTGTTACAAACGATACTACGGCTGGTGGAACGGCATCTCTAATTTCATGGCCTACTGTAGCTGCTACAGATACTATTACTCTTAATGGTACTACGCAGGGTGGTGTACAAATTGGGGATTATCTCCTATTAACGGATATTGCTACTGACCAATATACGGTTAGTGGACTACTTAATGCTTCGGGTACGGAAGCTACTCCATTTAGTGCTGCAGTTTCGTAGTAACTAAGTATGCATAAATACTTGCTCATCTGTGCTTTAACCAATAGGTGAGCAAGTATTTTATGCCTTTAGTAAAAAGGGCTAGTATATGGCTGTAAGAATTGTAAATGCTGCTTCAGCTTTGGCTAATACTAGCTTAACATCTGTATATACTTGCCCTGCAAATTTTTCATCTCATATAAAAGAGATATGGGTTACTAATATTGATGGTTCAAGTGCAGCAGATATAACACTTAAATGGACAGATACTTCTGCTAGTGCTACTTTTGATTTAATTAGTACTGCTAGTGTAGCAGCGGATGATTATCTTCGTATAAATGATGCTAACATATTCTTAGAATCAGGA